CCGGCCATTCACCGGCCACTGCACTTGGGCGGCGATGTCAGAGAGGCAAGCCCAGAGCTTGGCGTTCTGCTCCAGGTTGCGAGTCGGCTCCTGGGGCGGCGTGAAGTAGTGGCCGTCGGGAGCCTGCCTCACGAGCTCGTGGCACATCTGGCGGGTAACTGGGGTGATGCGGATTCGGCGCATATCAGCCAGCCATCCCCTGGACACGCTGCGCGGCCGTGGCTGCCGCCGTCTGCAGGACCGTCATCGCCTGGCGGATCGAAGCGAGCTCGCTCTCGTCGATGCGGCCGTCAGCGAGGGCGCTATGAATTGCCTGCATAAACTGCCCATGTGCTACGCCCGTCTCCACAACCGCTTCGAGCACGGACATGTCGCACTCCATGCCTTCCGGTGCCTTGATCAGCAACATGCCAAGTGAGTGGGCCCAGGCTTGCAAGATCCGCGTGTCCCCAGTCACGCCTACGATCCGCACCGCCTCTGCGAGCGTCAGGTGGTGAGTGTCGTTATGGGGGTTCACCTTGTTGCGCAGCACGGCCGGGGATACTCCAATCCGCGGCCCAAGGGACTCGCTTCCTCCGGGATAGTCATGGACAGTGTGATAGGCGGCGTCGGCGATGTTCATTGACAGGGACTCCGAACGTTTTTCTCTTGTCGTTGCGCTTCTAAGATGCGCACATGAGCTACTGGCGAACTACTTATGGAGGTGGCCTAAACCAGCTGCGAACGTACGTACCCTCCACAATTGGCGAGACACTGCGTCAGACGGCAGACTCCGCGCATGACCGAAACCGAAAGACTCCTGTCTCAGGCTCGGGAGATCGCCCTGCGCGTTCAGGGATCCGCCTCGGACGAGGTAGTCCTCACCGTGTTTGCGAGGCTGTGCCTGGAGCACGACCAGAATCAGACACGTGGAGTGGAGCCGACAGAGCAGCACTAACGTCACTGTCACGGATTCCCGGCCTCTTGCCCCAGCACATCTGCGCCATTGACAGCGGTAGAGCCAACGCACTCCTTCCCTGCGGCCCGGCACATCACGGATTGACGCAGTACTTTCCGATGCAACTTTCTGAGGTTCTCCCCATCGGTCCACTTCAGATCTCGATAGCGGCCCTTCGCGACATCAGCAACCCACGACTGCGGCTTCCCGCCCAACGCGGCCGCTATCCTGGTTTGGGTCCAACCAGCCTTCTGGAGGTCTGCGACAAGGTTCTTCCAGTCCATACCCTATTTAAGCGCAATTGCGATTATTAAGCAAGCGCCATTGCGATTGAAGCCAATATCACAATTGCGCTATGGACACACTTGGAAAGCGGCTAGCAGCTGCCCGTGAAAAGAAAGGACTCTCCCAGGCGGCCCTAGCCAAACGTGTTGGGGCTGGACAGTCGACCATTGCGAGTATCGAGAGCCGGAACAAGGATGCGTCGGGGCTTCTGCTGCTACGGATAGCCCGGGTCCTCGGCGTTGACCTCGTGTGGCTTATCGAGGGGGGCGAACCGGCGCAAAGCGTGAATGAGTCGCCCCTGCAATATGAAGAGTGGCCTTTTCAGTCGATTTCAAAGGAGCTCGTCCTATCCCTGACGCCCAAGCAGCGGACTCATTTGGAAGATGGGATGCGGATAGCGCTAGCTACAATGGGCGTCGAGCCGGAATCGAAGAAAAGCGCGGCCTAGCCTTAGGTTGGTTTGGGACAGCAAGAGTTCTTTGCCAAACTCGTAACAATTTGAATATATTTGGCTAGCCACGCAGACAAGAAATACCTCGTGGGAGCGCAGATATGAAAGCTTGGCTTGCAGAAACTTGGGCTGGGTTCACCTTCGGCGGGAAGGTTTGGGCGGTTCTTATAGCGATCGCAATCGGGTGGTTTTTTGTTGATGGGCTTCTTAACAAGCCTAAGACTCTCGAAGCTGACAAAGTGGCTTCAGATACCTCGACAACGCCTGCAGCTCAGAATGTCAGGCCGCCTTCTGCAGCAAATACAAAGAAGCCTCCCACTAAAGAAGACATTGAGACCACCATCGCTTTTCGAATCGCAAAAGCGTTGAAGGCAAGCATGAAAAACCCGGCCAGCTTTAAACTTGAGACAGCGCTGGTCTTCCCAGGCGGGTCAACCTGTTACGAGTACCGCGCCACAAACTCTTTCAACGCGGTTGTTCCCGGCCGAGCCGTCTTCGACATGAAGGCGGAGAAGCTCTACAGCGAACAAGATGGGGAGTCTTTCCGAAAGGCCTGGAACTCAATTTGCACAAAGAAAGGAGGCAGAAATATTGCCCCCGGACTGGAGTGGCTGCTTTAGGACGGCGCTCTACTGCTGACCGAGTTCGAAGACCCCTCCCTTCCCTCCTACAGGCTTGTGCAGGATCCCAAGCTGGTGGAAGCGTCGCCGTATTGCAAGAAGGCGGTGGGGTAAGCGGGGTCTCGCCAGCCGGCCGAGCTGCCCATATCGGTGCCGTGGTGCTGCTGCAGGCGGGGAATGTCTGACCGTAAGCGGATGAAGATTTTGTTGAAGCGACCCAACACCGGGCCCGCTGGCCGGCGGCTTCTCTTAGCTCTGGCTCTGTCCGCTGCCTCGTTCGCCGCGAACGCCCAAACCTGCACCGTGGCGTCCGTGCACGACGGCGATACGCTCCGCGTGCGCTGTCCCGGATCCGCCAAGACCATCCCAGTCCGGCTTGAACGCATCGACGCGCCTGAGCTTGGCCAAGCAGGCGGAATGGCCGCCCGGGACTTCCTGCGCCTCCTCTGCCCGCTCGGCCGGCAAACGCGACTCACCCAGACAGGCAAAGACCGCTACGGCCGGACGCTAGGAGATGTGGACTGCGGGTCAGGCAGCGCGCAACAGGCGATGCTCCGTAACGGGCATGCCTGGGTCTATCCAACTTTCAGCGGTGAGCGTGCCTTAGTCCAGCTGCAGGGCCACGCCCAAAGGAACCGTCTTGGCCTGTGGAAAAGCGCGGCGCCAGTAGCGCCTTGGACGTTCAGAAAGAAGCAGCGAGGGTAGGCGGCGCATTCGTTACTGCCCTAGCTGGGAGAGGCGTCTCCCCTATTGCAGGAACGTCTCGCGTAAGCTACAAACGCTTACAAAGCGCCGTCAGAGCGCCCATATTTAAACCCGCCATCCTTCTCGAAAGGCATCCATGGTCGAGCCCCTAGAGGGAGCGGACGAGAACATGGCGAACCAACCGGCGGCATAGTGGCATGGCGATCAGAACTGAAGACGATTTCCGAATCGTTGCCTCGAACGATAGATCCGCCAGCCTTCCGGTCGCTGACGAGCAGAACATTGGGTGAGGAACCAACGCATCCGCCTGGCGTGCTTCGGGGCACGTCCGGTGGGCCGGCCGACGGAGCCCAACCACTGGACATATGAACAGTGGTCGGCGGATGCGGCCGCAGCCGACACATTTCGGGGTTGATTTCTACAGAAAAAACTTTACTTATAGGTTAAGATTCAATGCGCCTGATTGGCCTGTGGGATCCCTCGAAACGGGAGCCAGAGTGGAAGGTCTACGCCCTGGCAGAAGGCAATGAGTGTCCGGTTCTGGAGAGACTTGGCGCTTGGTCCACCACGCGGCAGTTTCAGGCCTATGCCGACGGGTTGATGAACCTGATTGAGAGGATATCCAACGACCCGAGAGGACCAGACCTGTTCCATGGGAACCGTGCCATTTGTCATGAAGCGGTCGAAGGCGAAAGGATATTTAGGCTTCGTAAAGGTCCCCTGCGACTGTATTGGTTTTACGGCGAGGAGAGACGTGTGGTCATTTGCCCATTCTGCGAACAGAAACGGTCAGACAAGGTCGAAGCTTCTACACAACGCCTACTAGTCGCCGCAAGAGATGCTTACGTTGTCGCTAGTCAGTCGATGCAGATCGAAATAGGTTTTTAGGCGGATGCGAACAGATAGAGAAAGGAGAAAGCTATGACGACATTCGCGACACTGCTCAATCGTGCAAAGGAGCGCGAGACGTACTGGGAAGAAAGCGCGAAGCTGCAGTTTGCAGTTGAGCTGAAGACCCTTTTGGACCAACTCAATATTTCACAGCGGGACCTTGCCCAGCGTGCTGGAGTTTCCGAGTCGCAGATTTCTCAACTTTTGGCAGGCTCTAAGAATTTGAGCCTGAAGTCGATGCTGAAATACACGCTTGCCGTTGGACATATAGTCAAACTTAGCATCGTGCCGAAAGAGAGTTCCAACGGGCAAATCGACGCTCAAGCTGAAGAGCGGGAGTGGATGAGCTTTACCCAGCGGAACGAGACCCACCGCCCGTGCGCTGCACGAACGTTCTGGGAAATCCACTACAGCGACGATGTAGACTCGAAGATTTATAAATACGAGGCAGTGAACGAACCTCGTGTTGCAGATGCGGCCTAACAATGAAGCCAAGCCCGATACAGACCAAGTCGCTAATTTATGGGGAATTGCATGTTTCCCCGTATGACAACGGGCAATCAGAGTTTGAGGATGACTTCACATGGCATGGAGTAAACATTCAAATCAATACTCGTCATGCTCCGGTCGCAGACAGTGAAAATGAATACGCCCTCCTTCTCCGCTTGAGAGTTCCCAATAAAGACGGGAAGCCCGCACCGTACAGTCTAGATCTGAGCGTCATGGGGAAGTTTTCCTACATAGGCGCGCCGCGAGACGACGCGCTCGACCTTGTTGTCGTCAACGGTCTTTCGATTCTGTACAGCTCATTGCGAGAAACTGTAATGACGGTTACCTCCAGAATGCTATACGGTCCCCTTTGTCTACCTGGGGCGAATTTCGCCGATCATGCTCCATCACTTGCTGTCGACCAGTCCCCACCATCCTCAGGCACGGGCGATCGAAACGGTTCCTCCACCGGGGACTAACGCATCGGCCAGTGTGCAGCGCCCCGCCCGCGACCGGGGTTTCTGCTCGCCATCTGGAGGTGAAATGTTTCGATTCATTGTTGCAAATTAATTGAGGTGGCCCGCACGCGCGTTGGGCCCGCTATGAGGGGAGGCTATGAGAACACTAATTATTGTTCTTGGTGCATCAGTCTATGGCATCGCATTACTTATAGCCGGATACCAGGGAATACAATTCGAACTGGGACCGTGGTGGGCATCTGGCGCCTTGGCCTTGGCATTTGTCGCGCGCATCACGTTGCCGATGGTAGTCGGGGCCTTCTTCGGCGCTTGGCACGTCTGGCACTGGCACTGGGGCCTAGCGCTTGTGTTTGCGGTACCTGGTCTGTTGCTCATCATCCCCGCACTCGTCACCGCAGCCTTCGATAAGATGCGGATGGCATTACGGTAGCTCTCGCTAACTGAGACGGTGCGTGTCCGCACAGCATTTAGCCGATGTGCTGCCAGTTGTGGTATCTGAGACATTGAATGCTGTTCACCCTATCTATTGAGCTGCAATTGCTGCAATCGCCAGTGGGATGAACGCCTTCTAGCCAAGCCAAGAGCAACAATGGAGGCCAAGGCCAAACACGTCCTTGAAGTGGTCGCGAAGCTCGTTGACGAGCACACAAAGGTCCTCGCCGAAAGGGGTACTCTAACGTATAAAGTTTGGATCGTGAAAATCAGCTGACAACAAAGGCGGTTCACACCAACAGCTTCGCAGTCTTTGTCGGCGTAGGTGGACCGACTGGTGGCATCGCCTACCTGCAGACAGCGCTCAAACGAAAATACCCTATGTCATCCCCGACTGCTGCCTGCATCGAGAGACGCTACGACACTAGCCCCACCGAGCTCGAAGCCGAGCCGGACGCCCCGCCCCAGAGCGGGGTTTTTTGTTGGCCTTAGGTAGCAGCCCCCCTAGGCTCCCTCCTCCGGCCCCTCCTCCTCCGGCCCCTCCTCCGCCGGCCAATCCCCTCCCCTAGCGCGATCTCCTACGCCGTCAGTCGGTGGGGGACGCCCCTTACTCCGCTCTCCCCGGCACCTCTGCGCCAGGCGTCGCCCCCTTGTGACGATGGTGAAGCGTTACGTACTCCACCGTGACCGTCACGTCCGGGAAATCCTTCCAGTCCAAGCCATACAGATTACTGATCCAGGCTCGCTGGATGACCATTGCACCCGAATCAATCTTCGGCGCCAATCGCGCCGCCCTCGTTCTCGGCACATATCCGATGTGTCGCCGCGGTTTCCACAGCCCCCACAGCAGCGACACCTCCAGGTCCACCGCTATGGCATTCGGATCGTGGTAGTTCGCCCTTTCCCGGCGCAGAAAAACAGGAGCTCCGACCTCTGCGAATTGCCTGATCACCGGAGCGCGGCCATCGTATCCGGTCCCAGCCAATACGATTTGGATGCGCTTAAGTCTGTCCGCTGATTCCACTGTCCCCCCCATTGCCTCTGTAGTGCCATCCATCACCATTGGGCGAATGTAACAAATCGCGTCACGGCCGGTCGCCCAATCGCAAATGCGCTTGACATCAACAATCGCGTTTGCGATTATTCAACCATCGCAGTTGCGATCGGACAAACATCGTCCCACAGCAAGGAGGAGGCATCCATGATTGCACTCATCGTCCTAGGTCTACTGGCCATCGTTTGCTTTGCCGCTGCGGTTCGCATCGCCACCGGGGCAAACCACTTCACCCCCTTGAGCAACATCCTTGGCGCCCTGGGCCTGCTGCTGACGATTGGATCCATCGCGACCTACCCGTACGTCAACGTGTGGCAGCGCGCCATGGCAGGCCGCGCCCAGATGGCCGAGGCAGAAGCCAATCGCCAGATCCGAGTTCGAGAAGCTCAAGCCGCCCGCGATGCCGCCCAACTACTTGCCGAAGCCGAGGTATTGCGCGCCAAGGGGGTCGCCGAGGCAAACCGCATCGTCGCCGATGGACTGGGCGGCCCCGAGGGCTACCTCCGCTACCTGTACATCGAGGGGCTCAAGGAAGCGCAGCGCCAGGGCGCCCAAATTATCTACGTCCCGACTGAAGCAGGCCTTCCGATCCTCGAGGCGAGCCGCCTCCGCCACTGACAACCGTTCGGCTGAACACAAAGTCTGGCTGGAGAGAAACATGGCGCATACCAATTACCCACAACCGAACGACTGGCACGTCGAACCGGACGCCTCGGGCTTCCGGGTGGTGGTCAAGCAGAAGCCCGCCACGGGCAAGGAGGCCTGACATGCTCGCTAGGTCTTTTACGAGTGTCATTTCGCTCCCCATCCTTTTCGAGGCGGAGTGGGGCCTTTCGCTCGAAGCTGAGCTCGTCGTGACCTACACCTACGAGCCGGCGCAGCGAGGCGGACGAGACCGCTACGGGTGGGATGAAGAGATCCCCGAGCGGATCGACATTGAAGAAGCTCAGCTGATGTTCGCCGGCCGCGTGCTCGACGCGAACCCCAAGTACGACGCCGACGGCGTGCTTAACGCAATTCGCGACGAGCGGAAGGCGCAGCAATCCGAAGCCGCGCTTGCCGCAATGCTGTGAGGAAGACATGAAAGCCATCGCCATTCTGTTCGGAATCGCATCTATCCCCGCTGTCACGTTCTTCGCCGGCATGCGGGTGGGCCTCAATGACGGGCTATCCCTGGCATCGATCGATGCCGATTCGGACCGCATCGCTTCGATGGCATGCGGCCCCAAGGCCTGGGTGGCCAAGCGCGGCGCAGAGCGCTTGTGCGTCTACATCAACCCCGATCAGTCCGCAGTCATACGGACCGTGTTCAACCGCCCCGTAGGAGACATGTGATGAGCGCCATTGAATGGACAGTGCAGCACATCGAGCGGCACGCAAAGTACGCCGAGCAACTTGCTCGCGAAGCCGTAATCCGCGCCGAGCAGAACCGGATTCTCCGGGAGAAAGTCGGCATGCGTCGGCGTGCGGCGAAAGCTGCCAAGCAATGAAACCCGAAGACGTCTACCTCCCTGGGCTCCCCGACCAGCATATCCGCGGCGCCCGAGGACGAATCGAAGCAATCGTGCAATCAGGAGCAATCGATGAGCATTGTGACTATGATTCTAGGCGAGTCTGGTACCGGCAAATCCGCCAGCCTGCGCAACCTGGACCCCGAGCATACCCTGCTGATCCAGGCGATCAAGAAGCCCCTGCCCTTTCGCTCCACAACGTGGAAGCCCATTAGCAAGGACACACCTGGCGGCAACATCCTCGTCATGGACCAGGCCGCGCCCATCATCGGCGCGATGAAAAAGACGCGCCGCAAGGTGATCGTCATCGACGACTTCCAGTACGTGATGGCGAATGAATTCATGCGTCGAAGTGCTGAACGTGGCTTCGATAAGTTCACGGAAATCGGCAAAAACGCCTGGGACATTCTGACCGAAGCATCGCGCCTGCCGGACGACGTGCGGGTCTACATCCTTTCGCACGTCGAGACGACCGAGTCCGGCCGGATCAAGATCAAGACCATCGGCAAGATGCTGGACGAGAAGATCACCCTGGAAGGGATGGTGACCATCGTTCTGCGTACTGTCGTCCAGGACGGACAGTACCTCTTTGCCACCCGCAACAACGGATCCGACACAACGAAGACCCCGATGGGGCTCTTCGATGAAGACATGATTGATAACGACCTGGCGGCGGTGGACGCAGCGATTTTCAACTACTACGGCCTGACCGAAGCAACTGTTTAACCAGAGGAGCACTCATGTACACGCTAGACCCCGAAGCAGCACGCGGCGCCGAACCGACCGGAGGGCGCATCACCGAGAAGGGCAAGTATGTCGGCAAGTTCTTGCGCGCACAGCACATCGTTGCGGACAGCGGGACTAAGGGCATCGACTTCGACTTCCAGACCGATGACGGGCGGCGCGCCCGCTTCTCCATCTACACGGAAAAGGGAGACGGCACTCGTATCTACGGCTTCAAGCAGCTGATGGCGATCATGACCTGCCTGAGCCTTCGCCAGCTCGCCGACCCCAAGCCTATCCCGGCAAAGGTTTTCGACTTCGACCTCAACAAGGAGGTTGAGCGCGTCGTCCCGCAGTTCCCGGAGCTGCTTGGGAAGCCCATCGGTTTGCTGCTGACGATGGAGGAATACAACCCCGGCAAGTGGCGCCCGAACCTCTACGCGCCTTTCCAGGCTGAAACGGAGCTCGTCGCGTCGGAGATCCTCGACCGAAAGACGGTGCCCACCAAGCTGCCCTCCATGGTGCAGGCATTGCGCGACAAGCCGATGCGATCTGATGTCCCGCAAACCGCAGAAGCGCCGCAACCTGATCACCCCGCGCTCTCGGACATCCCGTTTTGAGGTGGCGTCATGAATGTGACCCTGTACCAGCTCGCATCGCAATTCCGAGCCGATCTCGAGAAGCTTGCCGAGCTCGATCTGCCGGATGAAGTCGTCGCAGACACCCTGGAAGGCCTCAGCGGGGACCTCGAGATCAAAGCTCAAAATGTCATCGCCTTTGCTCGACACCTGGAAAAGACGGCTGAGGCCATGAAGGAGGCCGAGGCCGAAATGGCGAAGCGCCGCAAAGCCGTGGAGGCTCGCGTCGAGCGCATCAAGCGGTATGTCCTCGACTGCATGCAGAGCAACGGCATTCAGAAGATCGAGTGCCCGTGGTTCTCTATCAGCATCGCCAAGAATCCACCTGCGGTCGAGATTGAGGACGAGCGGATGATTCCCAGTGAGTACTTCGTGGTTCCGCCACCGCCCCCGCCCCAAGTTGACAAGAAATTGATCGCCCAGGCGCTGAAGGAAGGCAAGGATGTTCCTGGCGCCAAGCTGCGTCAGGGCGTCCGGCTGGCGATCCGGTGACGATCGGAGAGATCAAATGGACACACCACAACTCGAAGCCCTCGCCAAGAATCTGCGCCGCCGAGCACTCGATGAATCCCGAAGCATCATCGTCTCGATGGTACTTGGCCACGTAGCTGACGCCATTGACGACACCGTTCGAGACCTACGCAGCGATCGGTACGCGACTGATGCGGCCGCAGAGGCTGCGCTCTACGCGAGCTTTGGCGGGACGGACTGAAGCTTCAGCATGATGGGAGAGGACTATGACCACGACCGCAGTTGACGACCAATTCGCCCCGGAGCCGATTCAGGAGCTCGAGCAGAAGCACCACGACAAGATCGTCGGGATCATTGCTGAGAAGATCGAGGCTGACCGCCGTCCAGCGCAGGTAGAGCCGAGCGATGAGGAATTGTTCTCCCAGTGGGAAGAAGCCTACTTCGCGGAGTCTGAAACTACGCTGAGGCAAGGCATTATCCGATTCGCGCGCGCCCTGCTATCCCGCTACGGGCAGGCACCGGCCGGCGATGGGGATGCGCATGAGCGGGAGTTGGCCGCTGTCAGCGGGCAGAGTGCTGCCCTGTTCCGCAAGAAGCCCGTCACGATCGAGGCGATCCAGTGGACGGGCAGAAACCTCAAAGAGGTGATCGACTTCACGGGCAAACATCCTCGATGGCACGAGTGGTTTTCGACCTGGGAGGACTACGAGCGCCACGTCCAGCAGGACGGCCAGCGATTCAAGATATTCACCCTAGAAGGCACGATGATCGCCGAGCCGGGCGATTGGATCATCCGCGGCGTGAAGGGCGAGCACTACCCATGCAAGCCCGACATTTTTGCCGCCACCTACGAGCAGGCAGGCTGGGCGCCTGCCGCTGCGACCGTGCCCGTTGCCGCCCAGGCATCGCGGACCGCCGAGCCGTCGCCCCTGGAAAAGGACTTGGCCATGGCCATCCGAAAGCTCGTCGGGCTCGTGCGGCGCCTCACAGGGCCTGGCGATGTCTACCGTGCGGAGGCCGACAAGACCCTGGATCTGCTGCGCCGGCACGGCCTGCAAGGCTCGCCCCTACGGCAAGGAGGCAAGCATGCCTGACGGCCTCAACTACGATCCCACGGACCCCGATAAGATGCGGCTCCCCAAAGGTGTCACTTGTGGCGACTGTGTTCACGCACGCCGCTGCACGCTGATATTCGGGCACACCGAAACGGACACCTACTGCGATTGGTCGCCTTCGCGGTTCTGGCCTGCCGCCCGCAGCACCCCTGCAACCGAGAAGGGGGCGCAGCCATGAAGGAACGCCCCATCCTTTTCAGCGGGCCGATGGTCCGCGCCATCCTGGATGGCAGCAAGACGCAGACGCGGCGGATTGTGAAGCCGCAGCCGCCAGCAACGACCGCGTCGGTCAGAGCCTACCATCATCCCGACCCGAGGCCACATTTCTGGGCCTGCGATGGCGGCTCGCTGCTGGACTGGGCGAGGCTGTGCCCCTACGGAGCGCCAGGTGATCGGCTGTGGGTAAGAGAAGCGTTCATCCACGAACCCGCCGACTATTGCTGGGAGGCGTCAGTCAGCATCCCATGCCGGCCAGCCACCACGATCTATCGCGCCGATAGCGATCCCCATGGATTGGCAAAGGGCGCCGGTTGGAAGCCCAGTATTCACATGCCGCGCAGCCTTTCGCGGATCACGCTGGAGATCACTGGCGTGCGCGTGGAGCAGTTGCAGGAGATCAGCGACGAGGATGCGTTCGCCGAGGGCACGCCATGCTACGTGTGCGGACGACCAATGGACGGATTCAGTGAGTCCGACTGCCATTGCTTTCATCGTAAGGCCAGAGCCAGCGACTACCAAGTGCTGTGGGAATCTATTCACGGCCCCGGCTCATGGGCCGCCAACCCGTGGGTGTGGGTCATCGACTTTCGGAGGGTCACGCCATGACTGACCGCTACGAGCTACTACCCTGCCCATTCTGCGGCGCGGGCAAGACCGAGATACGGGAGGACCGTCCCTGGCTCGGCATGAGATACGGAGAGCCGTCCAGTGTATCCGTCCGCCACTGGTGTGAGCCTATAGAGGGCCAGCCGTCCAGGATGATCGAGCGCGTAGGCCGGGACCGCGCTGCCGCCGTCGCCGCATGGAATATGCGCACCACCGCGCGGGAGGGCGAGCGATGAGCGACGAAGATATCGAACTACCACCGCTTCCGAAGGCGAGCAAGATGTACGACATCCCCGGCTACGACGAGGAAGAATTGAAAGACTATGCACGCACCGCCATCCAGGCCGACCGCGCCAGACGCGCACTGCTGGCAGAGCGAGACGCTTTGATCCACGACAACGCCGAGTATGTTCGTGCAGCCAACGAGCTTGCAGCAGAGAACGAGCGGCTGCGGGCGGAGCTTGAAATTGAGCGGCTGAAGCTCGCAGCCATCGGCGCAGTTGCCCACGGCAGCGAGCAGAGACTGGACCAGGATAGCCCCTACCGCTCTGATGCCTACGACACAGTGTGTCGTCTGGCGGAAATGGCCCACGATGATCTGGCGAAGGATGCGGCCCGGTATCGGTGGCTGCGTGCAAGATGGGGCCGAGTGACCGATACCTACAAGGGAGACAGCGGGCACATCACGTGGATCGATGTCGAGCCGGATGGCGAAGGATGGGATACCGATCCCGATTCGCTGGACGCAGCCATCGACGCCGCTATCCAGCGCGAGAGCGGGAGGCGGGGATGCCACACACCGAATACCAAGCTGTCGTGCACACGTTGATTGGAGGACGAATGAAGCTGATCGACTGCAAAGCGATCGCCGAGATGACTGGACTGCACCCGGCACACATCCGGGATCGCCTGAGCAAGCGGCCGGATTTCCCGCGCGCGTATGTGATCGGGAGCGTGCGCCGGTGGGACGAGGAAGAAGTCCTGGAATGGCTGCAGAAATGCCGCCAGGCGCCCGATGGAAGGCGCCGCCAGCGGCAGGCAGCATGACTGGCTCAGTCGAGCCGAGAAGCCAAATCCTCGGCCGACTCCCTATAGTAGACCTGCAAGGAACGCAGATCCCGGTGTCCGATCATCCGGGCCAGTTCGAGAACGCTCAATTTCTTGGCCAAACGAGTGCAGGCAGTTGCCCGGGCATCGTGGAACGTTACCCCTTCCACACCGGCCATGTCCCGCGCCTGCCGGTAATAGGTGTCCCGCAGCTGTGGCGTGAGGGTGAAAACCCGGGTCTCGTCCCGGCCCTGCATGCACTTCAGTAGCTCCACCGCCCTGCGTGACAGAGGCACATCCCGTGCATCGCCGTTCTTCGTCAGCTGCAGCCGCGCCACCCGGCGCTCGAGGTCCACGTCCGCCCATTCCAAAGAGAGCAGCTCCCCCGAACGCATGGCCGTCTCCAGGGCGAGCAGAAGCGCCACCGCTGTTTCCTGGCGCCGATCCTTCGGTGTGGTTCCGTCGATCCACCCCAATGCCTGGACGATGCGGTCGACCTCCTCATCGGTAAAGATGCGCTCCCGGGCCCGGGAGTCCTTGGGCTTGGCCAAGTCCTCCCACGGATCCGCATTCGTGTAGCGCCACTCCTTCTTGGCCTTTGCCCACACGGCGCGCAGCAGGCCGATCTCCCGCAGCACGCTTGCACCCTTCACCTTCTTGAGTCTCTCGTCGCGCCACGCCGCAAGGTCGGCAGTCTGGATATCGCGCATCGGGCGATCCACCAGTGGCCACACCGGTTTGCCGTCGGGGCCGTTCTTGAGGAAGGAGTTGATACGGACCACCTCCCAGCGCTCTCCCCGCTTGGTGGGAGACACCTCATCCCGATACCGCTCGAGGGCGTGCCGAAGGCTGCGCTTAAGTGTGCCGCCGCCACCCAGTTCAGCAAGCTCGGCTTCGCGGGCCGTTGCCCAGGCAACCGCCTCCCGCTTGCTGGGGAATGTCTTCTTTTCTCTGACCCCGCGATAGCAAATAGCCGCCCGCCAGGAATCGCCTCTCTTCTCGTAACTCGCCAT